ACAACCCTGCCGATCCATCATGCTGGTATTCAAAGGGGGAAGGTATTACAATAACAGAGCTTTTCAAAAGGGAAGGAGTAACATGGAGAGCTGCAAAAGGTGGACCGAATAGCCGAGTCAACGGCTGGTGGGTCTGTAACCAGATGCTGGTGGAAGCTACGTTTAAAGTATTTTCTACCTGCAAACACTTCATCAGGACTGTACCTAGTTTACAGATTGATGAGACTAAACCTGAAGATTTAGAAACAAAGAACCAAGAGGACCATTCGGCTGATATGTGGCGTTATGCGATTCAGGTTGTGCATAAATATCAGAAAAGGGTTCTGCAAAAACCAAAGGCCGGTTACATGACCTTTGATTATATTATTAACTTAGATGAGAAGTACGAAGACAAGTCAATTTACAGACTTTAAAAGGAGATTTACAAATGTTAACAAAAACAATAATTGGGGCAGTTCTTTCTTCAGCGACTTCTACTGCTGTAGTTACGATGGACACTAGCCCAAACTTACCAGGAACGAGTGTGTTGCTAGTTACAGAATATACAAGTAACGCCACAATGAATGTCAAGGTTGAAGGTTCAGATGACAATTCAACTTGGTCTGATCTATGGGATCCAGCAGATGTAGATATGGCTGGGGTTAATGCCTTACATCAAATTAGTGGAACCGTAACTCTGCCGAAATATATTAAAGGTACAGTTACAGCTTACACTGATGGCTCTGTTTCATTCCATGTTATGAACGCTGGTTAACATGGGGGTAGATAATGCAAGATATTCAATCGGAAGTAGAAGGAGTCTATAAACAAAAGGACTTTGAGGGGCCAGATTCATCCGCAGAACCTACAAAAGCAGAAAAGTCCCTAGCGCAGCTTTGGGCTGACAGGATAGAATCAGCGAAGATTAATCTGGCTCCCCATCGTGACAAAATCTCTGATATGCGTAAATACGCACAAGGGGAACAACACGATGATGGAAGCAACCTTTTGGTAAGGGCTAATCTGATACACGCACATATCAGGCGTTCTGTAAACCAGACTTATGCCCGAAATCCGAAGTTTTCTATTGTTCCGACTGAAAATCTCGATCCTTCCGCATATAAGAAGATGCGTTTGTTTGGCAAAACCTGCGAGATAATCCTGAATCGTTTTCTTGACGATGCTGGATTGAAACGGAGGGGTAAGGCCGCTTTACGGGCCGCTAAGACAACTGGCATTGGCTGGGTAAAAGTTTATTACCAAACCAATAAAGAACCCAACCCGATTATCGTTAATAAGATCAGGGATACTAGGGATGACATGGAACGCATGAAGTTTCTTCAGGCTGAATCCGCTGATCCTGAAACGATGGAAAACAGGGAACGCCAGATGTTGCAGATGCAGCAATACGAAGATTCTCTTATGCAGGAAAAAGACATGATAGTGTCAGAAGGACTTATTATTGATCTTGTCGATTCCAGTAATATATTACTCGATGTTTCAACAATAAGGAATTTTGATGACTACCAGTTTGCCCCGTTCATAGCGGAAGCAATCTGGATGAGTAAAGAGGAGGTTAAGGCAAAATGGGGTGCTATTCCTTCCGGTACAAAGGAATATTCTTTAAACAAGAATGAAACTTCACCGGAAAAGGTTGGGATGGACCGCAAAACGACTGATGAGGGGAGGCAGAACATTATCAAGGTTTTTGAAATCCATGATCGGTTAAACAAGTTGATTCACTATCTGCCTGATGGTGCAAACGAGTTTTTGCAGGAACCATCAGCTCCCGTAATAGTGGGAGAACAATGGTTTCCATATTTCCCGTTAGCACAAAATCTGGTGGACGGTCAATTTTTCCCTATTTCCGATGTTTCCCTGTTAATGGAATTGCAGGATGAACATAATTCCGCAAGAACCAGATTCAAGGAACACAGGGATATTTGCATACCGCATTGGGTTGGTAAACGTGAAGAGGTGACAGAACGCGATGGAAATGCGATCAAGGATGCGACTGCTGGCGAAATCGCCCTCATTGACGGGATTTCTGGTCAACCGATTAGAAATAGCGTTGACGTATTTGCTCCACCGCCGATTGATCCTGCGGTTTATGATACTACACATACGGAACGTGATATTGAGAAAGTTGTCGGAGGGGGTGAAGCTACCCAACCTAAGAGCAACCGATCTCGCACACTGGGTGAGGCACAATTACTCTCTCAGGATATGCAAGGTCAGGTTACTGCTGATACGGATGAAGTTGAAGATTGGTTCGCAAAAATAGCAAAACACGTTTTAGAACTATTGCTACAATGCTTGACAATGGAGCAAGTTGTTGCCATAGCCGGTCCTGAAAGCCAGATAGAGGCAGGACCAGATGGTATGCCGACAGGAGAAATGTCAGATGGTGCAGTGTGGCCTGTTAACGAATTAAACAAAGGCCAGATATTCAATCTTTTAAAATTACAAATTCAGGCTGGAAGTTCAGGTAAGCCCAACAAGGAAAAGGAGACCCAGATTTGGACACAGTTCGTTTTACCTAAAATAACAGAACTGGTCAATATTGTAGCTCAACTCAGGGAACAGAAGCAAAACGACCTTGCCGAATCCTTGATACGTCTTGCACAGGAAACTCTAAGGAGAATTGATGAAAGATTCGATGTTGAGGAATTCTTACCTAGACAGAAGGAACAACAGCCGTCACAGCAAGAGATGGAACAGATGCAGCAAGCCCAAGAGGCGCAGCAGTTACAAATTGAGGAACTCAAAGCTGAAATTGAAGAGACGAAATCTAAAACTGTTAAGAATCTGGCACAAGCTGAAAAATTCTCAGAAGAAGCGGATCGGGACAATTTTAGAGATGGATTGGATTCATTCAAGGCTAGAACAGACGCAGACATGAGAGAAAAAGAATTAAGACAACAGGCAATCATGCAGAGAGAAAAAGAAACTACGACTAAATAAAGGAGAAAAAATGGCACAAGTAGCCCCCAAGGGAGCGTTAGCAGTAACACCACATGATTCGACCCTTCTAACCACAGTCTGTACGAAACTTTTTGTTGGGGGGACTGGAACCGTTTCTTTGTTAATGCAAGACGGAACCACGGCAGCAATGACAGCAGTGCCAGTAGGACTGTATGAGTTTGGTGGTTTCCAACGTGTAAATAGTACAGGAACGGCAGCAACTAATATAGTCGCATTTTATTAAGGAGGTTTTATGAGTGAGGAACAGGCTGTAATACCGGAATCGCCACCGGTGGAAGAGGCGCAAGAATCAGAAGTAACCGAAGAAAGCGTAACTCCGGAGTCGCAACCGGAAGAAAGCGTATCAGAGGCATCGCAACCTCAAGAAGACGTAGAAAGTTCGGAGCCGTCACCCGAAACAGAAGTAGACGCTATAAAACAGGCATTGGCTGAAAATGCCGAGCCCAGTGAGACTCCAGTAGCTGAGGAGCCAGTCAAGGAAGAACCTCCAGTAGTGGAGGATCAACCGCAACCGGTACTCCCAGATGAGTCGGAATTGTATGCAGAACCTGAAGGACTGAGGCCAAAAGCGCAGGAAAGGTTTCGGGCTCTTGTTGATAACAATAAACAGGTTACACAAGAACTTGATACCGCAAAAAACGCTATGGCTGAAATTCATAAAACTGTTGAAAGCAGTGGTATGAGTCCTGAAGAATTTGGGTTGATGCTTTCATACGCCCAGATGGCTAATTCCGGTAATAAGGACGATCACGAGTATGCCTTCAAGATGATCGAAACCGAGTACAAACGCATGGCTGCGAAACTTGGTGTAGAGATTGAAGGTGTGGAACCGGCGGATTTATTCGCGGATTTTCCAGATATTAAGGAGAAGGTTGATGGATATGAGTTATCGAAAGAAGATGCCCTAGAGATTGTAAATGCTAGGAAAAAACTTCAACCGCAAACTCAGGAACAACAACCTTTCAGTCAGTCTCCCCCAGCACCGGTAAACGATGCTGAAGAGAAGGCTGAGGCCATAGAAGGCGTTAAAAACTTCATGGCCAATATGGAAAAAACTGATATTGATTTCAAATCAAAGGAATCGGTGCTTCTTGAACAAGTGGAAGAAATACGGAAAAATTATCCGGTGGGGCAGTGGCCTGTAATAGTCAAGCAGCTTTATAATAATATTGGTCGTTTAGGTTCTCAAAATAAACAGGCCAGAAAAGCTGGTGACAGCGCACCATTGAAATCAACTCCAAACGCTGGGGGTGCAGTAGCACCGCAAACAGCTTTGGATGCAGTTAAATTTGCGCTCAATCAGTAAACAATAACGGCTAAGACAGGAGGTTGTCATGCCATTTACAACTGAAGAAATCAGCATCGCTGGTAAAACAAGTCTTGATTTTTATCTCAAGAATAAGCCAGTCGATCAGATAGTCCAAGAACGTCCTTGGCTATCAAAGCTGATGGGTGGAAAAGTGACGATGCCTGGAGCGAAACAGAACGCTGTTATCCAACTGCGTTATCGCTACCAGAACAATTTTTCGTTCTTTAATGGACGTAAGATTGTTACATATAACAACCGTGCAACCATTGAGCAAGCGACTTATCCTTGGCGTTCAGCTCACGATGGATTCGCTTTGGATGAGGATAGATTGATCCAGAACGGAATTACGGTTACTGATAACAAAAAAGCGGTTCACGCCGATGCAGAAGTTATTCAATTAACAAACCTGTTAAATGAGCAAACATCTGTTTTGGATGAAGGCTTTGACGAGCAGTTCGACCAGTATCTATTGAAAGATGGAACCGGAAGCACTGACGATATACAGGGTCTTGACTACTTGGTAGCCATTGATCCTACAAGCGGTACGGTTGGAGGTATTGATCGTTCCGTTTCCGCTAATAGCTGGTGGAGAAATAATGTTAATCTTGGATTAACAACCGCCACGACTACTGGTGATATTATTGACAAGATGGAAACCACTTGGAGGGCTTGTACCCGAAATGGTGGCCGTCCTAACTACATCATGTGTGGATCTGATTTCCTAGATGGTTACAGGAATTTTCTCCTGAAAACCTACGGGACTATCTACATTGATAACGGTAGTCAATTCACTCCGGAAGGTGGTTCGGTAGGGATGAAATTCAAAGGCGTTCCAATGGTATGGAACCCGACCTTTGATGATCTGACCTCTTATTCGGCAACTTTTCCTAAACGCTGTTATTTCCTGAATATGAAATATATTCAAATGAAGGAGATTGACGGTCAAGGGAAAATTTCTCGAAGACCACCCAGACCGTATGACCGCTATGAACATTACTGGGGAATGACTTGGCGTGGGGCTCTTTGTATGTCTCGTGCTAATGCTCATGCAGTATTGACCGTAGCATAAACCAATGTATCTTGGGGGTTTCGGCCCCCTTGATGCTAAACTGAGGAGTAGTGTTATGCTAGCAAGAAAATGTGATGTACTGATTTACCAGTCGAATTTAAGTACGATACCGAAACAGGTTTATGAACATGAAAT